CAATGTTAACATTGCCAGAACCATCACTATTAACATCAGCAAGAACTTTGTGTAAACTAGCAGTTGCACCAGCTCCTACTTGTAAATAATCGCCACTTTTTAAATAACCTGTTTGACTAGCAGTTGCTCCGTCTATGAATAAAACATCTCCTGTCTGATTTGCTCCTTTTACAATTGGAGTACCTCCAGCACTTCCTCTTGGTGTTACTCCAGATGGATCACCCATTAAAAACGTGCCTAACATTCCTCGCAAAGAAACAAGAAAAGCAACCCACTGCTCTGCGTCTGCTCTGTCCATTGGTGGCAATGTAAGCTCTGCCTCCCATAGTTGCCCAGAATGAGCAACCACTTGCTGTTTATTACTAAAAGGAGACATTGAAGCCGCAACACTGTTTACTGTTCTTAATGTTATAGCATTTGCATCAACGTGAGTTGGTATATTTATTGGATAAGATATGCTCATATTATTACCATGCCTTGCAAGACCAGTATCTTGCCTTTAGTTTTGAACCAGCATTATCACAATTAAACCTTGCTCTGAAACTCTTACGTCTTGCTGGTTGTGTCTTTTTAATACTTAAATTTGGATCACCAAATGTTACACGTTTAACTTTATTACCGTTTTTTACATAAACAACAGATTTCTTTCTACCAAAACTTGTTTCCCCTTTAGATATTCGTCTAGGTTTATTTAATTTTACAGTTCTGCCTTTATATGTTGCCATTAGTTAAATGCGGCTGAGAATGAGCCGCCCCTTCTTTTTGCATCCAACACTGCCAGTTTAGTTGTTTCTGCTATTTTTGGCATAAGCTGAATAATTTCTGTTCTAACAGTTTGCTGAACTCCTGTTGATACATTAATAGTTTGATTGATTGTTGTACCTAAACCTTGTCCTTTTGTATGATCTATAACAGTTTCTTGTGGATGTAATATAGCATGGAAACCACCTCGACCATCAACACCGCCAGACCTAGAACCAGAACCTGTATAGCCACCACCCTCTGCTTTTGGTAAAGGAGTTTTCATATAACCACCTGTTGACGCTTGTGAATAGCCGAACGCTCCCATTATACCAGTAACAGCCTGTTGCACTACCATGACACGATATAACTCTTTTATAATATTAGCCGCCATTGATCTAAACGCATCTTTTACTGTTGTAGTTCCTTCAGCTAAACTCATTAAACTATTACCTAAATCTCTTGAGGCTGAAGTTGCTATCTTATTAAAGTCTAATGCCGCACCAGTAGCAATTTGATATTTATCTGTTATTATTGTTAATTTTTCAGCGTGTTCTTGTTGAGTTAAAACTTCTCTCTCTAATGCTCTATCTAGCATTGAAACAGCAAATTCATAATCTTGAGTTAATGTAATAACAGGTTTTATTCTTTTAACATACGCTTCTAATTCTTGTAGTTCTTTATCTAATGGGGTTTTTGTTGGCGGTGCTTTTTTAGTTCTTAACATTCCCTTTGAAGGTTCTGGTGGTTCTAATATATTAAAAAGACTAGCTCTTTCTCGTGCTATTTTAATTTTTAATGCATTTAACTCTCTAACCTCTGTGTTTTTGTCTATCTGTTTTAAAACATTAAATAATTTTTGCGCTTGTTCTGTTTGTCCTACAAATGCTTTTTTCTGTCTTTCATCACCGCTATAATCATTTATTATATCTGTGTTAACTTGACGTATCTTTTGCATTACTAATAGTCGTTTTTTATTGTCATCAGGTGTATTAGCAACTTCAGCTAAAACATTTAAATATCTTTTTGCTTGCGCTTCAGTTAACCCATATTCAAACCTAACATCTGTTAATATATCTTTTAATTGAGTGCCTAACGCTACCATTGCGTTATTAGAATCTGAGAAATTACCTTTTCCTAACAGACCTTCATATAATCCAAATTGTGAAACATCGCCAAAATAACTACTAAATTGTTTCATATTTGAATCAAGGTTCATTGATAATAGTGTTCTATTAAATTCTAATTGCGCTTTATGCGCGGCTCTTACTGCGATTGCTATATCATCAAACCTGTGAGCATATGTCTCTAATGGAACGACCGACTCTTTTGTTAATCTTGTAACTTTTGATGTCTGTTCTTGTAAATTATCTAAACTTTCAGCAAAACTCTTTGCTTCTCCACTAGCCGCACGAAAAGCCGCAACTATTGGAAAACCAATGGCGGCTAAAACACCTAATATAGGCATAACAATTCCTAATGATCCACCTAACAAAGCAAAACCACCAGCCAACTGAGGTAACTGCATACCCATTACACGAAACATATCTGTTCCCATGCTTCCTTGAACAGCCATGTCTCCTAATTGGTTTGCAGTATTATTAAAGATAAATCTGGTTCGGCCATCTAGTTTTTGACCCATTCTAGTAAAAGCATTACCTGATTTTGTTGCTGATGCTACAACTTTAGTTTCCGTCTTTTTTGCTTTGTTACCAAGATTATCTAACGCTTTTCCAGCTACATCTGCACCTTTTTTTAGTGGGACTGGATCAAGTTCAAGTCTAAACTTTGCCATAATGATTTCTTTCTGCGTTGTCTAATGCTGTAACAAATCTAACTAATCTATGTCGTTGAATAGGGCAATCTGCTCCAATGTGTTTACAGTATGACATAATTTCCGAAAAAGGAATAGGAGAAACTCCAGCCATTCCTATCATTCTTGAGTTTCGTAAGTTCATAAATGCTACCCATGCAAAAATGTTTTCTGGTAATATTCTATCTGTTGCTTTTAACGCACCCTTGCTTATTAAATACTTTTCATCATTTGGCTTATATTTAAAAGAATACAAAAGTGCGTCTATTAGTTTTTTTCCGTTACCTCATCTGCTTTATTAATAAAGTTGCCAATCTCTTCAACATATTTACTAAAATCTATAAAATAATTAACTAACTCTTCAATCCTGATTTGAGCTAACTCCATAAAATTTTCTCTGTTACATTGCATTGGTTTCCCATTATTTAAAATATTAGTCTCCCAGCTAATTATGCAAGCATCATATAAAGAATGTAATCTCATCTCACCTAATTCTTTACTCATGTTAGACATTTCTTGAGCATACTTCTTCTTGTCTTTAAAATGGTCACTCACTTCCATTGTTTTAACTTGTCTTTGAGTATCAATTTCATCGTTTAACTTTTGCCATTCTGTATTAATATAACCTCCAGCTCTGCATCGAATTGATATAAATGTTTTACCTTTAGATAAATAGCTCAAATGGTTTGGTAGTTCGCGTTTAAATGTCATATCTGACATTCGTGGTTTAGATAAGTTTAGCATTGATTGTCCTCTCAAGGTTGTGGAGGTGGAGCAACCTAACCCCACCCCCTAACAGGCCACCTGTTATTCTGTTTTTATTATCAAGATACTGCTCTTGTTAGTTTTAATACACAAGCATCTGACGCACTGTATTGCGGCATAATTGTAATATCCTGCATTGCATCAGCACCAGAAAAATCTATATCCCCACCTGAGAATGTACAGGTTGGAAACACAAGTGTGTATTTTTTGCCGCCGACTGACCCTAGTGGATAAGTCACTGAGAAAGGTGTGTGATTTGCCCTAGCCGCATTATATATAGCAAGAAAGTTTGCTTCTATATACATTCTTGCAGTAATTGTTGGAACAAATGCACCTCGCGTAATACCACATAAATCAAGACTAGATAATTTTGTTTGCCTTTCTCTATTTTCATAAGCAAAGTTAATGGTTGAGCTTTCCATGCAGTTTAATGTGTATCCATTATATGCAATCGTACCAACATCAACTCCTGATTGTAATGGTATTTTCTCTGATGGATTAGTATACGATGAACTACCTATTGCTGAAGTTGTTGCAACATCTGAGCCAATACCTTGAACATCAAACGAAAACTGCACGTCAGCATCTGAAGATAAAGTAAGAGATCCACCAGTTGCTTGTACACCTCGATAACGCATCATTGTTAATGTTCCACCAACTCCTGCTGGTATAGCATTTTCAACAGTTAGTGTTTTTATTGTTTTTGCATCCTTTAGAACATTAGTTGCAAACGCTCCTTGAAGCAAAGTTTCTAGCCATAAGTCATAATTTCCATAAATAAATGTTCCAGATAATGTACCTGATACATCTAATCCCGAAACTCCAACTCCACCTCTTGCACCGCCAGCAATTAAAGTCTTGCTTTCATATATTGATGGTGTTGCGGTCATAAGTATTGGAACATCAGTCGTTTTAAACGATGGTGATGATGGTGTAGTTCCAGCAGTTGATTCGGCCACATAAGCCGATCTTAGCTGATTTGATGCTGAGCCTGTCATATTGGCCTCCTATTGGTAAGAATAGCGCACGAATGGCGCGGTTAAAGTTGCGATGTTAAAAGGTATATCAGAAATTGTCCCAGAAATATATGGGTGTTGGTTAATAGGGGAGAATCTAATAAACTCATTTGACGATGCTATATTGCCAGCATTATCTAATCGTTTATTAAAGAACAGACCCATTAAAGTTTCCGCATAACCACGCCAAGAGGCTGAACCATCGCCCCCTGTCGTATATATGTTAATAAACACATTACCCAAATGCTCTATTCTATTATCAGTTCTACCGATAGAGCCTTGCATAGTTGTCCCATTAACAATACTTAGTTTAAGGCAATTTGCTATTGGTTCAAACTCATGTTCATCTAAACCAATAGGCGTGGCGTTATCCCATGCCGTAACTAAATATTTCTCAATTGACTTACGTTCTAGTTGAAATGTCATATTATCATTCCATCATATTTATGTTCTAATTCATTTAAGGTTATTGCAATCATTCCTTGTGGTGCTTGCTTAGACCATCCATTTTCTAATCGCATTGCATATGGTAAATTATTTTGTATATAAACTTTTACTGCTCTTTTATTACTATAAATCTTATTTTGTCCTTCTGAAATAACTTGACTTGCACCTTTTATAGTTGTCTTTGGTAATGTTGTTATATCAGGAGTGCTTATTGATACTGACATATTGCTTCTAAATCTACCAGTATCAACAGGAGCTTTCATTACTAAACCAATTAAAGCATCGTTTTGAACGTGAGCAAAAACTTCTAATATCTCTTCACTTTTAGCTTTATATTCTGCGTTTAATTGCAATTTAAAATCTTTTGCACTCATGCTGGTATCTCCAAAGCAACTATCATCTGTATTGCTCCAGCACCGACTATATCTTGCACTCTTTTAACTGTGTATGTTTTTGATCCTAGTGTTAATGTCCATCCCTCATAAGGAACAGACGAAAACCCTTCAAGCATCATCATTTGTTCATTTGGCCCTATTACATAATCTGGAAATATATCACTTGCTGGGGTTTGGCTATCTATTACACATCGACCAGAAATAGTTGTAGTTGTAGTTGAATATGCTCCAGTATCATAATTATATGAGCCATTTGCTACAGAAGAAAGAGTTGCAGTTTTAATTGCATCTGTAATTGCTAAAGCTACATTATCAAAAGCCTCATCTGCTATTTGTGCAACTGTTGTCAACCTCGCATCACCTTAATTTGTGAGCCACCAAATACAACATAAGGAGATAATAATCCCTCTACTGCTACAAATCTAGGTGTTTCCCTAAAACTTGCAAATTCAGTTTCTGTTTCTACAATACCAGCTTTGCTCTTTGTTCTTCTAGTTGACCCACCTGTTACAGTTGCCATTAAATCAGTTCCACCATGAACTAAGAAAGCTAATTCTGCTTGAGCATCTTTTATATCTTGTGGGACAGTATCTGGATTTATAGGCCATCCATCTACTAATTGAGTTGTTAATCGAGGCCATGACATTGATTGTGTTTGGTATTGTGTTTGGCCTACAAAATTATAAGCTCTGTTAATATAAACAGTGGCTCGTCTTAATTGATCTTCATGCGCGTTTGTATCGCCACCAATATTCCACCCAAAATTATCCGCGTATGCACTATATTCAGCGACAGTTATATACGAATTGGTTGTACTTCCTCCGATTGTTGTAACTATTGCCATGTTTTATCCTATTTATTTGCCTAGAGGGGTTTTTGGTTCACTTCTGTAGTGGGGTTTTTGGTTCATTTATTTCCTATATTTATTATTAAATTAATGAGAGGCCATCACAGCCTCTCACTATAATCTTAATTAGCCCATAAGGATTGCGATTGCATCGCTATTCCATGCTTTGTAACCCCAGACACATCCGACTTGGATCATTGCTTTGCTGAAACCTTTGTAAACAGAAATCTCAAACACAAGGCCAGAATTAGGATCTTGTACAATCAATACATCTACAGCCGAATCTCCACCAATTGGTTTTGCTGGCGCTCTCATTGCAAGCTCCAGTGCTTTTTGGTGCATTACGATATTAGCTGTAAAAGTGTTACCAATAGTCATTGCATTATTGTTTGCAATTGCTGATTGAAGACCATTATCACCAATAACAATATCACCAGCAACAGCCGCTAAACCTGTATTAACAACATATTTATTAACACTGTCAGCGGCAAATGTAACAACATCACCAGCTAAAATACCAGTCGTATTAACTGTACCTGTATCTAGTGTAAGAGTTGTTTGACCAGCGGCTTCTGCACCATTTATAAGATAACCTGTTCCAGCACCTTTTGTATGAGTAACAACTTGTGCAGACTCACGCATCATAACACCTTGAAGATCAAGTAAAACACCCTGCCTCAATAATTCACTTCCACCAGATTGATCAACACGTTGTAAGTGAGCCAAGTTTCTTAGTTTGGTTGAAGCCGCTGTATTCATAACTAACGATGTTCTGTTGTCATTTGTTGGCATACCATTATCAACAAGAATTTGTCTTGCTTCTGCTACATTATTAAAGTTACTTGCAAATGGAGTTGTTCCAGCAGTTCCTATAGCTCGCGATGCATTTTTATATGCTTCACCTGCAAGATCTGCTTCCATTTCGTTTACTAGAGTTCTCATTGCTTGTGCAATTTGATCGCCATATACAGTTTCGTATCCAGCACCACCATTTAAAAAGCGAACATCTTCGCCTGTGTATGGTATTTGAACACCTCTTTGCTCTGTTAATGTTAAAGTTTTATTATCAACAGTTTGATCAGTTCCTTCTGGAATTGTCATTGAGGGTGCTATATCAACAGCAGTTGCCTGTCTTGTTGCGAATGATCGCACAGTTTGTCCAACAGCCGCCGCTTCAATGCCATTGGCATTAATTGTACTTGCTGGAATAAAGCCGACTAATTCTCGACCTACAATATCAGCCGCTGTGTAAATATCGGCGGCTAAGTCAGTTAAAACATTTGCCATGTTTTTATGCTCCTATGTTTGAGGTGCTAAGTATCAAAGACTTTGCCACCATCTTTTGCGAATTGTGATCTTTCACGATGAGACATTGCGTCAAATTGTTGCCGATTCACGGATTGATTGAAAGGCTTACTGCCTTGTGACGCTGGTGGTTTACCTCCACCTGAAACTCCATCATCTTTTACAAAATGTTGACCAGTTTCTGACGCTACTAACTCTTTTGCTAAATCAGATATAGTTGCATACCCATTAGCCCCCGAACCAGCAAGGGGTTTAGTGTTATCTTTGGCCATTATACGCGCATTTCCATCTTCGTCAAATGAAATCCGATCTCTTGCCATTAATGTTAATGGTTCTATTCCAGCAGTAATTACATTTTGAGCCGCAAGTTGAACCCTTAATTCGTTTACAGCTTGCTTTTTATTAAGGTTATTAACCCTTTCATCTGCCGCTTTTATTTTAGCTTCATACCCTTCTTTTACTTCTGATATAATTCTTTCTTGGTCTTCAGATGGTTGTGCTTTGCTGTTTAATAGTTCTTTAACAACATCGGGTGATTTACCCAACTCTTGCCACCGTTCATTGCTTTTACGTCTTCTTACAGCTTCTTCATTTGCATCAACTAACTGCTGTTTAACAGAATCAAAGTCACTCTTGGAGACTACATCTAAAACTTGTAATCTATAAGAACCATTCTCTTCTTTGTATAAGGACTGAATATTCTCCTCTATCCCTTCCATATTATCTAATGTATATTTTAACGCCATTTTATATTCCTTCTCTCGCTAGGTTACAGGCCAGCTTTAGCCCACGATGAGCTTTCACGCTCTTTTAGTTCTTGTAAGGTTAATTCGTTTCCAGCTTTATCTATAAATCTATCCATTGGGACACCAGCTCTAAACAAATCACCTTTTTTCCTCCCTAACACTTCATTTTGAAATGCTTTGGGTTGTTTCTTTAACCACTTGTTATAATCTAAATCAATTGCTACCTGTCCATTCATAGATGATCTAGTCCCCATTGGTATGTTCTTTATCTTTAACATCTTCTGTAATTGCCTAGAAGTTTTAAACACTGCAATAGTAGTTGATCTACAATTGATATGAATTGGTGGACGCGGCCCAGATTTAGGTGGGAATACTTTACCATCATAAGCTCTACAAATAGCACTTGTTCTGCCGTCTAATGTAGCTACCCATTGGATTACTTTTATCCTAGAATTGTTTTGTTTGTATATTTCATTTCTAGCAACATTTGCAGTATGAGCTAATGCAGTTCTTACAGTTGCCTCTGCTCCTCGACGCGATTGCTGTATAATTCCAGCTTGTGATCTTGTTCCTCTTATTTGCCTTACAATTTGCTGGGTTGTTTGCCCTTCAACATAACCTTGTCTAATTGCTGTCTTTACTCGTCTAAATGTACCATCTGGCATACCATTATACCATTCACGCAATAACAATCCTTGAAACGGTCGTGCTACAGCCGCCGCATAAATCTGTTCATTGCTTGGAGATATTAAACTTAAATTAATTGGTATTAATCTTTCATACATATTCATCTGAAATTGTTTTTCGTATGACCCAAGTTCTTTTACCTCTTCTGATAACTTATCAATTAAAGGTTTATAGCCATTCTTTATCTTACGTTTTAAGTTATTTAATAATCCACCAAGTTGCTTTGGTGATAGCTTTTGTAAGTCTCGTTTAGCTAAATCAGATATAATGTCATCTTCAACATTACCTAATAATTTTAGTATATCTTTTACAACACCTGATTTATATCTTTGCAAGTATATCTGATGTCTAATGGTTGCGTCTGCTATATCATCAGCTAATGACATTGTCTGGCATATCCATTGATTGATCAGCGACCATTTCTATTTCGTCATCAGCATTAACATTTTCTGCTAATATGCCTCGACGTTTAGCTTCTGCAATATAAGTTTGCTTAGAAATAACTCCAGATAAATGCATCTTATTAAGTGCATCCATATCAATATGACTCATTGCTGTAGCAGAATAATCCTTGTTAATAGTAATTTCTATATCAGCATTTATATTTGCAAGATCAGCCATCCACTGAAAGCAAGTTTCTAATGAGTCTTTTAAAGTATCAGCCCACATTGCAAGACGGCTATTAATCTTGTTCTCGTCAATCATATCACCAGTTGCTGTTGTTGTTCCTGATCGAGATACAATAAGCTGTAATCCCATAGCTTGCATCTGAAACTCCATATCTTTCAGCTCTGTGCGTCCAGCATCTATTGCCGCACCAGAATGTTCAACTACACCGATCTTTGCGTTTTCATTACTACTCCAAAAAGCATAACCAGCACCTTCTGTAAATGATTGTAAATCTTCCCTACTATAACCATGGAAATATTTCATTGGTGCGCGAGCATGATGCATAATATTAGCTTGATCTGATTGTGAACGCCAATGAGCCAAGTTAATTTCAGCTAATCTGCTATGAGGTGGTTCAGCATTAAAAAAACTCTTGCGACCTATATCACAAGGCTTAACCATTATTTCGGCCATGCCAGTTCCATATTCTTCACTTAAATACCAGTCGTCTTTTTGGTCTTGACAATAAATGCGGACATTTACTGTGCCAATAATTCTTGATTCTTCGACTGGTAAAGTTAATACTCTTATTTGTATAGATTTATCAGGAGCAAATTCATCTTCACTTTCAGTTGATACACGTTCCATTATTCTTATTTGCGTTAATTTAGGGGCGTTGTTTATTATCTCCCACTTCCAGCCTAATATATCTTCTAGCTTTAAGTGTACAAAATAAGGTCTAAAATTACCTTTAATAGCCTGTGCTTTGGTTATGTTTTCTGCTCTGGGAGGTGCATCAACCATAATAAAAGATATTCCAGATCGTTGAGCGTCTGAGAATACATCCTTTGAGAATTGACTAAGATCTCTTGCTTCTAAGTCAATATTAAAAGCCCAAACATCTAAATCAGTATTAGTTTCTAACAACATAACAGGCTGATCAAAAACCTTGCCGCTTAAATCTTCTATTGTTTTACCTACTCCATCAAACAACCAGCTACTGTTTACTCTAGCTTGATAATCGTCATCTGTTTCCTGTGGAAATTGAGGAAGGTATTTAGTTCCTAAACTCCTCATATGCTCACCACCTTCGACTAAATCTCTTACTGGTGCGCTATGCATTAACATTTCGTTAACTTCTTTACTGACTTTACTAACTGAGTTGCTCATATCCTAATTACCATTTTTCCTGATGATTGCGCTTTAATTAATGGAGCAAGTGCATATCGCACTGCGTCTGGACTGTGGTTGTTTGAATCTTGTATATCTGGCAAAATATCTCCACTTAATTTATCTGTCTTGTGGCTGTATAATCTAAAGTCTTCTGCTGACCCTTTACATTGTGGATGTATAATAACAGAATTAAAGCCACGAATAAACCTCACACCTTCAGCAATTGAATTAGGCCACTTTTTGACACCTTCCATACGAGGTAATCCATTCCTTTGCAAATAACTAATTGTTTTAGGCTCTGCTGAATCTGCACGACTAACATATTTATCAAACTCAGGCATAATATCACAAATAAATTCTTTTGTCTTGTCTATTTCTACTCCAACTCCATATGCTTCTTTTTCTATATACAAATTATCATTATAAACCCAGCACTTTACAGCGACTAATGGATCTGGTCTAAATCCAAAATCAACACCAAAATAAGGACTTCCCCAATCTTTACCAACAACAAAATCCTCTATTTTCCACTTATCATAGAATATTTGTGCTTCGTTATACTTTTCATAATCTCCTAGCCATACATGATTATAACGCTCATAATCTAATTCCCTTGCGTGATCCGCTAAAATGTTCATTGCTTGAGGACAAAATGGATTATCTAAATAATTAACGTGAACAACCTTTGCTTGATTATTATTTGTAAACAATTGCTCGACTGCATCTGTTTCATTTCTGGGGTTCCAGCTAAACCATAACTCACTACCATCTTTTCTTAATGTAGGGTCTAGTAGCTCTATTGATCGCTTTGATAACGATTGAGCTTCTTCGCACCAAGCTATATCAAAACCTTCTAGTGATTTAATACTTTCAGCAGTGTGATCTTGCATCCCTTGAAATATTATTATTCCATTACCTTGCTTGTTATGTATTTCTGTTCCCATAACCTCAAACATATGCTCAACATTTAATGATTTAATCTTATCTTCTAATAATTGCTTTGCACTAAACTTTAACGACCGTTGAACTTCTCTTATGCAAACTGTTCTACTATTTGCATCTTGTATATGTCTTTCAATAATAGCTTCAGCAAAGAAATGAGATTTACCAGATGCTCTACCACCTTTAGCACCTTTATACCGATGCTCACTTGTTATGATAGGAAGCACCCATCTTGGCGTTTTAATCTGTAGGGTCGACAATTATTCGCTCTATCTTTGTAGGTGTCATTGATCCATCTGGTGAGGTATGTTCTACAGCAGTAGTATCTTTCCAACCACCTTGAGTTTTAAGAAAGAACACTTGCGCTCCAAGGTCTCCGTTTCTTGCCTTATTTAACAAACCACCAGCAATACTTCCTATTGCTTTTGCTTTTCCCTTTTTATAGCGTGTAAAAATAGCTTTATCACGTTCCATAATGTTATAAAAAGTCTTTCTACTTATACCAAAATAGTCAGCAATTTGATCTGTTGTTAAGACAGCCGCAAGAGTTTCTACTTCATTAATTTGTTGCTCATCTAAAGTTATTCGCGGTCTACCAGCCGCAGATATTCCTTGTCGTTCAGCTTCCATTAGATATTCCTTTTATTAGCCATTATTAAATTTAACTCCTGTTTCTGCGTGAATTGCTTGTTTACCTGTAAATTCTTCCCAACGTTTAATGATTACGTCACAGTATTTAGGTGAAAGCTCCATCATTAAACAATGCCTATCTGTTTTTTCGCAAGCCATTAAGGTTGAGCCTGATCCACCAAATAAATCTAAAATAACTTGACCTGTGTTAAATTTAGACCATATATCCTCAAATAATTTAATGGGTTTTTGCGTAGGGTGTACTCGCTTTTCGCTTTTTTCACTATCTTTGCGAAAACCGTCCCAAATATGCGTAAACATTCTTACAGGCTTTTTTATATTTGTGTAACACAATTCACAATCTGCATAAGTAACATTTTTACCGCCCTGTTTATCCCACACTATCCAACAAGAGCTATCAGGTAGCACCGATGAATAGTGATTAGCTCCCCAAAAATATATCTCAGGAATATTCATGCCAAGAGCTAAGTTAAAAACATCTTTAGCAACCTCCGAATTATGGTCATTTAAAACCGCGTCATAAGATTGAGATTTTCCTAGTTTTTGATTTTCTTTGTCTAGCCCGATACCATAAGGTGGATCAGTAAAAATTGCATTTGGTTTTAGCCCATTCATTAGTTTATCAACCGCATCAATGTTTGTACTATCACCACACATTAATCTGTGATTATTAAGTAACCAAACATCACCCTCAATTGTTACAGGATTAATTGGTGCTTCAGGAACAACGTCTTCATCAGTTAAACCTATGACCTTATCATCGGGAAATAACTCTGACAATTCATCTAAATTAAAACCAGTCAAATTTATATCAAAATCTAACTCTTTTAGATTATCTATCTCCACCTTTAACATTTCATTATCCCAGCCAGCATTTAACGCTAATTTATTGTCAGCAATAACGTATGCTTTCTTTTGTGCTTCCGTCCATCCTTCAGCAACCATTACAGGGACTTCTTTTATGTCTAGCTTTTGAGCCGCTAATAAACGACCATGCCCTGCTATTATTTCATTATCTTCATCAACTAATATTGGTGTAGTAAAACCCCATTCTTTAATGCTTGCCGCTATTTGCCCAATTTGTTCTTTACTATGAGTCCGACTATTTCTTGCATATGGTATTAATTTATCTGTTAATTTACGTTCAATTTTATCACTAGGCCATTTATTCATTTTCTTCTCCCTGTATAACCGACCAACGACTTTCAAGGGAGGACAGAAGCCGTTGGTCAGGAAAGCTATTTTTTAATGCTCTCTTTTCCCCTGTATCACAAACTTACTTCATGCGCTAATGCTAAATATCCAGCCGCATCTCGTTTATTATCCATTTTTGTTTTATGTGCTTCTCTTCCCAGCTTTACAAACACCATAAACATACAAACATCCTCTGAAGTAAATTCTATCCCTTTGTAAGCAGAAATCATATCAGCAGTTCGCTGAAAGTTTATTTTTGGGTCGCCATATTCCTTGCGGCGATCATTACTTACTAATTTACTTGCTGAGTTTAATATTTCCTTTGCTAAAACTATATCTTTGTCCTTCATATCTTTTTAGACCCAAAGACTTCTTGCATAATCTTAGCCGCTGTTTTTCTGCGCTCTTCCATATCAACACTATTTTCGACAGGCTCTTTAACATCCTTATCTAACTCAACTAAATGTTTAAGAGTGTTTGTTTTCATATAACGTCTACGAGCATTAATTACTCTCTCTCTTATTATTCCCTCATGTGGCTTTCGCCTTGGCTCTTCAATTAAATGTTCCCAACAAGCCGCCTCAATCTCATTCTTACTATAATTCTCTAATGTCTTCATCCAACCTAACATCATTTCATATTTGATTTCATCTCTAACAGGAGCAACAAAATAATTATTTAATAATGCCTCTGCTTTTAATGCTATCCACATACGATGCTTTTCTATTTGTTGAGGGTCTAACTTTTGCGTTAATAACTCATACATTTTATTGCTCCCTTGCCGCCATGCTCATTAAATTCATTATGTTACTTGGTTTATTTTTACTAAACTTCTTACTATTCCTCAACCATGTTCTCCAAGCCGCATCCCAACATTTAAATGATGAACCTTTACTAATGTGATAATCTCTAAATTGTTCTGCTTCAGTATTACATTGAGTAAAAGAAAGATTTAAACTTGTAGCATCACTTATATTTTTATCCGAAGGTATCCAATTAATAGGTATTTGACTAGATTTTTTTGGTTTACCAATACTTATATCACTTACTGGTTTAGTTACCATGTTATGGGAGTACGGTTTTTTATACTGGGGGGGTCTAACTTCTGATAGGGTGGGGTCTAAATATTGTACCCCCTCTAATTCAAAACCCAATATATAGTTATTAGATGTTTGTGACCCATTATCACGCTTGCGCTCTTCCTTTTTAATTAGTCCTTTCTCCTCTAAATTTGATAAATGTTTTATAACTGACCCTCTTGATATTTCACAATCAATGGTCAATTTCTTTATGCTGGGGAAACATCCAAAGTCTGGATTATGTCTATCTGCCAAATGCAATAATAATAGTTTTTGCGATGGCAATAATCCTTTCTGTTGAAATGCCCAGTTAGTGGCTTTGTGGCTCATAATATAATCCTATTTTAATCCTATAGGGGTTTTTGGTTCACTTTTACCTATAGGGGTTTTTGGTTCATTATTTTATTAAATGATATTGAGCAATCGGTGTTGTGCAATTGTCCAATACAACCATAATTTTACCAATATTATGACCACTCTCTTTCAATTCGTGAATTCTAGCGGCAAGTCTAGTGCTATTAACTGGTTTTTTGTTTGCCTCAATTGGATTAATTGTTAAACCTTTATTAAAATAATGATCCATAATTAGTTGCTTCTGATTTGGTTTCATTTGTTGTCCTCCAAATAATTAGAAATTAAAAGTAATATTTTATAAGTTGGATTAGGATTTGCTTTAACAAATTGTGCAACCGATAAATAATTAATATCAAGTTTCTTTGCTATGGTATTCAATTTACGATCCTTTAAACGCTCTTTAATCTGATTAAGACTTAATAATTTATCTTCCATTTTATTCTCCTTATTAATAATTTTACTTTACATTGTTACGATTAAATGTAAAGTGTTTATGTATAAATAAAACAGGGAGCTAATATAATGTCAAATTTAGACAAATGGCCATCACCATTAAAACTAAAGTTATTTGCATCGCACAAAATTCATGCAATGCATCAAAACACCTCAAAAGAACCAACAAAAGATTACGGATCAAAAGCATATTTTTATAGTCAATTCTATAAAGTATTTGCTGAAATTATAGATGAGACTGTTATTGCACATAAAAAACATGGGCATGATGCATCACCGTATAAGGATGAAACAAATGACTAAAATTTATGAAAGCCTATTAAAACTGCAATCTGAATTACCTAAAGCAATTAACGACAGTAATAATCCTGCATGGAAATCTAAATACATTTCATTACAACAATTATTAAACTTAGTTACTACTACAATTCATACAAATGGTTTCTGTATTATTACAAAATCAGGAAAAGATGAGTTTGGTCATTTTTGTGAAACTATGTTAGTTCATAGTACAGGTGAAGCAATCCCAAGTCGACAATATTTAGAACTTGGATCGAAGGTAAATATGCAAGGCATTGGTGCGGCAAACACATATGCTAGGCGAACTGGTTTAATGCAATTGTTAGGAATTACCAGCTATGATCAAAACGATGACGATGCTAATCAGTTTGATCCAGATGTTGAGAAGTATTTTAAATACAAAAACAAATTAGAAAATAGCTCAAAAGAGCAACTAAAGAATAACATTGATAGTATTAAAAATACTATAAACGAATTAAATGATGTTAATCCTAAATGGGGAACTGAATTAAACGCAATATTAAATATGAGGATAAAATAATGTTAAACATATCAACCATCGGCAATCTAACAAAGGATGCTGAACAAAGAACTACTCAATCAGGTGCTAAAGTGCTTAATTTTTCTATAGCTGTAAATACTGGCTGGGGAGAAAATAAGTCTGTTATTTATTTTGATATTAGTTACTGGGGAAAAGATAGCATTTTACCTTACTTAAAAAAGGGGCAAAAAGTTGGTCTTTCTGGTGATTTAACTCAACGCGAATATAACGAAAAAACTTATTTAGGTATTACAGCTAGATCAATAGATTTAGTTGGTGGCGGTGATTTCTCAAACACAGCACAAAAACAAACTCCAGCTATAAATGATATTGACGATGAGATACCTTTTTGAGTAAAGTAAAAGTTCAGTTGACCGTCTATCTAAAAGGCGGTCAGCTACGACCAATATCAGCATATGATGCTGAAAAGTTTAGTGAATTTAAAGATGGTCAACAGTTTAATATGACCCCAATTTCCGAACGCTCAAACCCCCATCACCGTTTATATTGGATTACATTATCCAAAGTAGTTAAAGCCACTGGCAAATGGCCCTCAGTTGAGCATTTACACAGGGATTTGAAAATGGCCTGTGGATATTACGAAACTGCCATAAGTAAATTTACTGGTGGAGTTATTTATATTGCAGACTCAACATCATTTTCTTCAATGAGTCAGCAAGAATTTAATAGCTATTTTGAAACAACTATGGCAAAATTATCCGAAACAATAGGATTTGATCCACTTGAGTAATTTAACAGGTCAAAAAGTATCCCAAAAGATAGGTAAACCAACTAAGAATATTAAGTGGTTGAATTATGTTAGAGGGTTAGAATGTGTTATATGTAAAACCTATGGCTTACATCAAGTCTCAAGGACGCAAGCTCACCATCCAATTCACGATAGATACAGCTTTAGAAAACGTGATGATTGCCAAGCAATACCATTATGCGAAGGTCATCATCAAGGTAACTTTGATACATCTAAAATTGCTATTCATCGAGAACCTAAACGATGGGAAGAAGAATACGGATTAGACACAAGTTATTCCCAGCTAATATAAACCTTTATCATTGGCTTATTTTCTGGGGTTTCATATGTCTTTTCAGCTTGGAGATAATAAACCTGTCTATCATCTTTATAAACTACCGTATTTAATGCGTCCAGAACGGCTTTAGCCACGTTATCTATGTCGTTTACCTTTGGTGTCACTTTACCCTCTACAGCGTCCTGTTTTGCCCTCTTAGACCATGATAGCGGTATTGGGTAAAACATATGTAAACTAACCCTGACTTTATTATCAGTAATTGTCAAATTGGCACGTTTCATAGCCATTTGAGCTATTGTTTTAATATATAGCTCATAATCTTTTGTTTGCTTTGGAGTATATGCTCGACCAAACTTTGTAAATCTAGGTCTGCTTTTACCTATCGGCTTACCATCTATATTAAAAAATAACTCCATTTTTATTACAATAAACTGTTTTTACCTCTTTACAAACTACATTATAATGTAATAGGGTTATATTAATTTATAATAACAGGGAGAAATAAAATGACATATAGACGAGTTAAAGTATCAGACAAAAATAAAGAACTATTAAACAAAGCAACTGACGGTGACATATACCTAGACCCTAACACAACTTATTACGCTAAAGTAACAAGCACCGCGTTAAGTCAAATAGTTGAAATAGAAAATACGCCATTTACTATAACATTACCAAGATAAGGGAGAAATAAAATGAAAACACCAGTTTACACAAATACTAATGATACCTCGCCACAAAACCGCCCAGACTTCCAACATTTAATGGAAACTTTAGAGGCGTTTGAAAAATTAGATTACGATATTAATAGAAAAAATCTTAACAGTTTTAATTCTCAAGATTTAGAGGCTAGGATTCTTTCAAACCAAGATCGTTATGGAGAAATAATTAATCAACTTACTTTAAATGAGAATATGATTTGCGCAAGGCTAAGTAAACTTTTGGAAGCATGGGGAGTTAATTATAGAGCTGAGAAAGACTCTGAAGAATATCTAGACCCCGTGTTATCTACTGATGAATTTTGTTTTAATGACGAATATCCATATTAACTATATCAAATTATAAAGGGAGAAATATAATGGACAACACTAAGAGAGAAACATTCAGGCGGTTGCTTGATAGCCGTCTACCTAAAACCCACAAGTCAATTAAGCTATTGGGCAACCTATCCCGAAAAGGTCAATACGAATACACACATCTTGAAGCTCAAGAGTTAATTAAAGGGTTGAAAAATGAGGTTAATCAATTGGCTGTAAAATTTAAAGTCACAACAACCCCAGAACCTATTGCTACAAACATAGCAGATACGACTATTGAGGGAGAGTTAGATAGGAACGATAGGAGTAATTTAGCTTGGGCATATGATATGTTATTGAGAGGGCGTAACAAAGATGCTCACACACTCATTAAACGTATATTAAAACAACAACAGGGAGATAAATAAATGACAAAACAAATAGATAACATAGAGGACATATTAGTATGGCTTCGAACGTGTCCTTATGAATTAAATATATCGTCGATGCAGACAGGACATTTGCACATTAAAATTGATACTACAAATATTAAAACAGGAAAGGAAGAAATATAATGACTAAAGAAATAAGATTTAACGATGTTGAGCTTATGTTTATTAGTGACGCACTTGACAGCATTTGGATGAAAGATAATGTTCAAGATCCTGCTAATTCAAACAAAGCTGAAAAAATTAGGATACAGCGAAAAATATCAAAATTGCTAGATCATCCTATGACGGAGTTTGTTTAATGAACAATAAAGATAAAGTTTGGAACATCGTACCAGAGTTAAAATCCAAAATAGATAAATTGTTAGAGCAACAAGAAAAAATAACTACATTAATTTGGGTTGATGATCGTCATTGTAAATTATGTAAGGGAAAAGGTTTAATGAAGTTTGATAATGTTTCTGAAGATTGTTATGAATGTCATGGGACTGGCTTACACGTTCCCCTTCAAATAGTGCCTACATAATGGAGAACAAAATGAATTTATCTAAACCAATGAGAATAAAGTTTCTTACTGAAGAGATAGAGCTATTAAAAAAAAGGATAACTGAAAATAATTCTGATCATATAGATACAACAATTGTTGTACTTGAAGATCAGTTATATGTTTTAAAGGGAGATGGATTAGATGATAAATGATTTTATTGGAGCAGTTTGTATTTTTATTATTCCTGTTGCTTTTTATATAATAGGAGCAGTTTAATGAATAAAATAGATCAAGTTTTATTTACTATTAAACACGCATTTGAAACTCATAATGTTTCACAAACCTTCGATGGTAAATTCCAAGATTATTTAAGAGCATATATGAATGGGAAAGAAAAACCAGAAGTTAAATGCCGTTTTCCAGCATCGCCAGTTGGAAGAATACCAAACCAATTAAGAAAAGAACTATTTAAGTATTTAATGGGTTTAAACTCTCAACCGATATCTTCTGGTGAAATAAGTGAGTTAATTAATAAACCAAAATATTTAACTCAAGTTTACTTAAACAAAATGACTGAAGAAGGAATAATAAACAAACAAAAATCAAGTGGTGGATATTGGGAATACTTTGTTTAATCAAGCATTTCTAATGCAGTTTCTTTTGTCTCGTTATTTCGTCTTGTCCAGCCTCTACCAAAATTAACAAAATTATCCAGACTTTCATAGAAATGTTGTCGAGATAAATGCATTTTAGTTATAATTTCCAATGGATCAAAGTCATTCACAGCTTGTAGAGTCATCGGGCCAATTCCACCATCGGCTTCAACACCTACAATACGCTGTAATGCTTTAGCTGATCTACTCATTCCACTATTAACGCCCCAGTCAAATATGCACCAATCTACACCACTAGGTAAATCATCACACTTTCCTCTGTCCCAATAGTTATTTTTATATATTGGAGCAACATCTTCTACAGTTAAATCGCGCATTTCTTGCTCTGTTACATCACGCTCAACCCAATTTTCATAAACCTTTTGTGTAACACCAAGATTAGTGCGTCCCCCAGCATCGTTTGGGTCGTTAACATATCCACCTTCATGTTTCAATAACATTGTTAAACATCTATCATAATTCTTGTTCATTTTTTGCCTCCGAAGAATTTAGTTGCAGACCGCACTCCAAAACTAGCACTTACTATAACGCCCAGTGTGTATTGATACCAGCTAGGCATTACCTCAAGTGCTGAAAAACCTTGTGCCACTATAATCCGTCCAAAATCCCCACAAAACGCAAGACAAAGTGGAATACTAAATAAAATTGTTAGCCACTCGTCCTTCCATGAGTCTTGGCTTCCTTTAGCCATTATCTTTTCCCACTCAGCTGTGCTTGTAGCGGCACTTACCATGACCTTGGCCTCAGCTTCTGCCTTGGCCTTCGCGATAGCAGTTTTGCCCTTCTGGACTTCAGTTTTTCCATCCATCCAAGAGGACGCTAAGTTGCCAACAGGCCCTATTATTGAGCTTAACATTCCAAACATATTAGTCTCCTATTTCATCTTTGTTTTAGATAGTGCCGATCCTGTTATGTATGCCGCAACTATTCCAGTATTAGCAATTAAAAAAGTTGATAATACAGGCGATATAGATTCCATTCTAGCTAATGAAATTATAGGAAGTAACAACAAAGCCACTCCTGCAATACTAACAATCATAGAAGTTAAAGCCATTAACCGTTGAGTGTCTGCTTGTTTATCTTCGTTCTCAAGCCGCACCCACATTGCATGGCGATCAAGTTCTTGATCTGTAATTATGCCATCACCATCAGAATCAGCTACCGCGTATTTACTGTCTTTCTGTAACTTCTTTGCCATCTTTTATCCTTTGCCCGAAAATGCTGATCCTGTTAGTATAGCCCCAAAAGCTAAATGAAACAATCCTCCACCCATTAATGTAAAAGGATTATGTTGACCTGTTAGTTTCTTCATCAATTCCATTTGCACCATCGGCTCTGTTGTGGAGTTAATTATTAACATAAATTGTGAAATATCAGGTCTATTAAGCCCATACCATATAGGGCAAAACATAAAATCATAGAAACATATAAGAAGGTATAGTATTAATGCCGTCCACCGCCAAGTCATTGTAGACTTTTGTTGGGCTGTAAGTTCTTTGCTCATTTAAACGCAGGGTGGCTCACACATCATCTTATCTACACCATAAAAAATAACGACTACAAATATTGCCAATGCTATTCCTATCCAGATCCATTTATTTCTCATTTATAAATCCTCTTTTTGCCGCCTTTTTTTGTACCTTTTTTAGCCATTTAAAACCTCATATATAATAAATAATTATTCTATACACTAATTTACTTAATTCGACAAAGGATTATCTAATAATTCTTGTAACCGTTGATTTATATTATCTTCTAGTTTCTTCATCGAGCGATCAAGTCTATCCTCAGTTTCTCGTAAATTATTACGAACATCCTTCTCACTCTCCCTGATTAATGCCTCAACCTCTCTTATAGAAACTGTAACATCTTTCTGCACTTGGTTCATTTCGTTTAAAACACCTTCAAGCACTAAATCAATTGATGCTTGCGTTGCTTTAATACTTATACCAGAAGTATCTATTTTCTTATCACTCTTATCAATCTTTCCTTCTAACTTATCAATGTAAGCCTCTAGCTTCATTAAATCATCTCGCAAGTTGTTTTTGATATCTCTTGTATAAACAATAGCTGAGTCTAATTTAGATATTACCAATTCATTCTCTGCTTTTATCTCATCAATGTTTATTTCTTGTACAATTTCTTTCATATCCATGTAATCTGCATAAAACTCAAAGCCAGCCCATAATGAGCCAGCCAATGTTGAAATAACACTAATTACAATAAAAAACTTGCCACCCGAAAACTTAATGCCACCCACCTCTACCTCAGCCATACTTCCTCCTAGTTTTCAAACGATAACGCTCGAAGCTGTTTAATTTCCTGTTCTAACCTCATAACTTCTAATCGTTTCTTAGTTAATTCTAACTCATATAAACGTGAGCAATCAATCCTATTTTTATTTCGTTTACCTAATGGAATAGTTATCTGAGCATAAACACCAATGTCTCCTGTGCGATGACCAGCATTTGCTAAATTACTGCCTTGAATAATAGAAGTAACACCAAACTCAATATTTGTTGCCGATCCAATACTATTGGAGCAATCTAAATCACCAGCTCTAAACTTATCGCTTTGATAATTCATACCAGAATTAGGTAAACTTAAACTTAATGAATTACTTGTTGAGTCTGCGTAACTAATGTGAGCAAATACAATAAAAAATATTGCTAAAACTAATCTATTTTGGAGCATATTCTTGACGCAACAAGAGTAACCTTCTGCTCTTGTTTAAAGTTCTTTGATACAGTGCAAATGTATACAACATATTTAATATCTTTTGTTTGCACATATACATCAAACAACATTGTTTTATTGTAACCTATTTTTATAATTTTATTAGTAGAAGCAAATGCAACTGGATTCCAATCGTTATCCCACACCTCAACTTTATAATAATTAACTTCTTCTCGTTTATTAAACAATTTCATTTTTGTTGTAGAAACATTATTTATATATGAAGTAGAAAACTTTGGATATGCTGGGGTCATCTCATGTGCAAAACTGTTATTATAACAGAAAATAAAAATAAATGTTAATAAAAACCTCATTTTGCAATACACTCTGCAACGATCTGAGCAACATAAGACCCTGCTGGAAACGATTTGTTATATCCATATAAAGCAGTTGAGCTAACAGTAAACCAAGTTGATCCAGCTAAAGTCATATCAAACGTAGTTACATTAGATGGACTAACTACTTTTGCCGCTTCATATGCACTCATCCCTGAAACAGAAACTTGACCGACAACTGTTGAACCAGTCCAAGTAATTGTATCACTTAATGTCGGAGAAGAACTAAAAGAAATTGGATGCGTAAATCTAGTTTTATAAAAGTTAGCTTGTGCAATATCTACACGAATAGATGCCTTAGTACCACCCGAAGCTGGCAATGTGTCTAGCTTGTTTGGTAAAGGGTTTCCATAAACACCTTGAGTTTCAGTCCAGATAGAACATTTTGCTTGTACACTTCCACTAATAGGACTGTTTGTTGCAAAAGCTGGAGAAGCAAAAATCAAAGAGCTTATAATTATAAATTTGTTCAACATAATATTTCCTTCTTATAGCCTAGTGGGGTTTTTGGTTCATTATTCCCTAGTGGGGTTTTTGGTTCATTTATTTGTATTGAGACCTAACTATCTTTCTATGATTAGCATCATTCCGTAAATTTCTCAATGCCTTGCGATTATCTTGAATATTACTGTCATTTAATTGGATTGTGTCTTTATATATACCACCATCAATCTTTACATCGTAATAAGAGTTTATTTTCCCTACAGCCGCCATTTCTGTAAGCATATTTAGTTGCTCCGCTGGGTCAGCTATTTTCTCTACTGCACCTGAGATTGCAAGAACCTTTTCCATTGTAACCTCTTTTTTTTCCTCCTCTTCTTTAGCTTTTTTTAGTTTAAGCTCTTCTTGTTTTTCAGCTTTACGCTCTAGCTCAAATTTTAACCATTCATCATAATATGGATCATTTATGTCAGGCTCAGAATTAAGAAGATTATTATCTAACAAATATTTATACAAATTTGCTTGAAAGTCTGGGCAACTAGGGTCGGACAGAGGAATAAAACAAGGGTCAAATGAGTAATGATAATTTACTGATACATCGCTTAAAGTACCATTTCCAGTAACACTTATTGATCCATCTCCCCATAATGGCAACAAGGATGGCGTTACAGGGTCATACCCAATTTTAGTTGATCCAGCAATGCCATCCCAGCTATCAACATTCTTATAAATGTTACCTGTGCCATTTGCGTTCTTGTTTTTAATGATTACAGATCCATTAGTGCTTTCATCTTTATTTAGTGTATATTGATGAAACACACCTTTAATTTCTAAACCTGTTTGACTAGGAAATAGATTTAACATCTGCCAAATATAACCATTTTTAGCCGCATTATTAGTGCTAGAGTTTATTACTTCAGATAAGGAGGAGTAAGGACATAAGCAAACCGCCAATGCCAATGACACCTTTTGCAGTATTTTTATCATCTTCATCCCATTTCTTTTTACCATTTGCTTTATAGTCAGGCCATCGCTCTGGTGTTGCTTCCCATTTTTGTAATGCCGCCGCACCAACAAGACCATCTATTGGACAGGGCGTTCCTGCATTTTTCATACTCATAAAGATTGTTTTATCGGTACACATTATGCTGACGGCTGAAACTTTCATCCCCATATCAAACATTACTTTGGCCTTTTTTAATAGAACACAATTAGGCTCTGTAAATGTCTTTCCAGCACTAATACCTAGTATTTGCGTTTGAACTGCACCAGCAACTCCTACCGTACATAAATCAGTATTCGATGTACTAATTGAGGGTGAAATAGCAGATGGGGGAGGAGATTTTATAGTCGAGTTTATTGTCGAGTCTACTGTAGAGTCTGTTGTGTTATCTGTTACTATTGTCTCTGCACTCGTCATAGACGCATAAAACAAGTAACCAACTATAATAAAGGCTATAATAAAACAGATCAAAGCAGTTTTCTTCTTAACTCTCATTTTCCTCCCCATGAACAAAAGTTATCTAAAGTAAGAACTTTGCAATTCAAATTCTCACAGCCAGATAAAAACACTGCCAATATAAGAAAAATAACATAGTTTTTATACATAACACATAATTACTTATCTTCTTTTATAATCATTCCAAGCACACCACATCCAAGACCTATAAAAATAAGCTCACCTGAGAAAAGTACACCAAGTCCTATTAATATAATACCTATTCCACCCCATGTGGAACTTTCCTTTAATCTATCTATAATCCAACTCATATTTATTACTCCTTGTTAAATACCTATTAATTTTAGAAATGTTGACAATCCAAATTGGTTTGCAACTACCACAACAACCGCACCAATACCAAACCATTTCATCTGCTGTAAATTTGCGTTTATACTTGCAAGACTTTTTATTGAGGTTTGTATCAATACATCGTGTCTTTCTAATGTCCATTCTATTTTTTCTAGTCTAACATTGCTCATTTTAATGTCCAATCGCTATAAATCTAACTAACAGTGTACTGTTTTCAATAGCACCAACGTGAATTTTTGCTGTTGTAGTTGTAAGGGTATGCACTGCTACCATAGCATCATCACTAGCCCCAGTATTGGCTACCGCTCCATAAGTCGCATTTGCTTGTAAACAAGCAGTTGGAAAAGTAGTGGGCCAATTAATAGTCGTGCCTGCATCTCGCCCACAAGTGGCACTTCCCCATTGCATAACTAAACCACTTGCAAATTTCTGATACCCATTTGACGCTAAACTTTTTGCTGGTGAATCTATTGCACCTTTTAATTTAGCTGGTGAAATTAAACTTTCTGTTGTTCCTGATCCAGCAGACCAAACACTTTGTGCTTGATCACCTATTAAACCAGTTTGTGTACCACCTGTACTAACTACTTGAGTGTTATCCAAAATATTGTTTGTGTTTGCTGATTGATTTAAATAATTTAATGAAATCCACGCATCGTCCGCTTCTGACCTCATTTTAAGAATGTTTGTGTTTGTATCGTACCATAACATATTTGCATATGTTGTGCTTGGTGCTGATGATCCAGATGAACAACTTGCTAATGCTTGTAATGCATTATTAATGTCTGCTCTAGCGTTTGACGCTGATTGATTTGCTATTGTGTAATCATTTTGACTCATTTTAGAATTCCACTGTTGCTTTTAATAAACTTATTGATGGACTTACATTTGTATTTGTACTTGTTAATTCTGCTTTAAACTTAAACGCTCTCCCAACAACATCTGAGCCATTTGCTAAAGTAAATGCTCCATACGTTGGACTAGAAGCTGGATCGTCTGGTGTTGCCGCAACATAAACTTCTACATTAGTATCATTAAATGCGGCTTGCTCATCAGTCCAGCCATCAAAATTATCAGGCCATGTATCCCAGTCTCCTACTATATTATCCCACGTTCCAGCAGTTGGTTGATGCCGACTAAAAACTGTTATTCCAGTTATTCTAGCAGTTCTAGAGCTAGATGTATCTACATAATTTGCAAAATTATACGTTCCTGACGGATTTGCACCAGAAATATTGCTAATTATCAGCTCATCGGGGTTAGGTGTTGTATCAACAACAACATTTGTTTTACTACCAGCAAAACTAGGATTTTCTGTTAAAGTTGTTGTTGTACCTACAGGTGGCAATTCAGTAGGTTGTATTACTAAACTTGTTGCTGTGACACTTTCATTTAAACCTTTATCAAATGCTTTAATAAAATACATACCCGATCTTGCTGGAAGAGTTGCATTTGTTGCTGGTCTTCCAACTTTATTAATTATTGTTGATGAATTTGCCCACGTTCCACTGGATGTTTGTGAGTAATGTCTTATTCTGTAATACGACAAATCTAAATCTGCTACTGGAGTCCACGATAAAAACAACGTCCCACTTGATAATTCATGAATAAAGTTTGAAACATTTGCTGGGGGAGCTGATAAAGCATCAACAGTAAAATTCGGTAAATATTCAAAATCACCTTTAATACCAAAAGTATTAATAGCTCTTGCTCTTATATCATAAATACCTCTTGCCAAATCAACAACAATAAATTTACCTAGTTCTCCAGTTCCCATAGAATTGTAAATCGTATCTGCATCAGCTTTATATTGCACTTCAACTAAATCAATTCTTTCTGCCGCCCCTGCTGTAATTGTGACTTCTAATTGATTAACTAACTTTTCTGATAATACTCTCGCAACCGCTTCAGCAGAAACACCAACAGAAGGTACATCGAATGGAGATAATAAATTTGTATTATCATTTTCATAAACCACGCCATCACTTATTTCATCAAATACACTACTAGAAATTTCTCTTAGAGTAATCTCTATTTGTAAATCAAGCTCATCTCGTAAACCAAAATTCCAACTAACAACTTCAAATGTTTTTGCTGTCCAGCCAAATCTAGCATTTGTTAAACTAACCGTATCTCCTACTTGCACTTTAAACGCTCGCATACCAAAACTAGCATTTACAGTTATTTGTTGTCTGTTTCTCTCTAATGCTATCAACGCAATTCTTCTAGCTTCAATAGAATTATCTGTGAAAGGTAAATCAAAATCTATTGTACTATCTTGATTATTATCAGCTAATAAAAATGCTGTATTTGTAATTGCAGGATAATCTGTAACTTGCCAGTTACTTTCAGCACCTCTGAATGTACCTTTTACTTTATTAAAGTTGTCTCTGCGAGAATGTCTTGTGCTTATTTTAATATTAGAGCGTAAATCATCATCAGTTAAAGCTAACTGAACACTTGTAAAATATGCTGGTTTCATTCTCCACTTGCCTTGCGAGTACCAAAGCATACCACCAAATGAAGTAATTATATCATTTAAGAAATCTAATGGAGTAATACTAGTAACAAACGCTCCATTACAAGTATATCGAGTAGTAGATGCTAATGTATTAGTTTGATCACAAATATTAGCCGCTGTTATTACCAATGCATCATCGACATTTGCTACGTTTTCAGCTAGACCATAGCTGGATGTTAAATAATCTCTTATACATAATGCTGGATTATCCGACCATGATGTTGAGCTATCTCTAGGGTCATAAACTTTCTTACCTTTTATAGTAGTTGTTATATTAGGAACACCATTAGGAAATACATCAGCATCAAACTTCAATCTAATATATAAATAAGCTAAACCACTAAGTTTATGTTCTAATGTCCATTTAGTCGACTCACTTACTAAGTCGCTGTCAGCCGCTTGACCACTTGTTCCTAAATGTTTATTGATTCTAATAAAGCCGTTATACCTTGATGGTGAAGTTACATTACCCGACCCATCTAAAGTTATTACTTCATCGTTAATATATATTTCATTAAACTCTTGTATCTCATGCCCAGCATAGGCAATAATTCTATGAAGGAATTTATTGTTATTGCCTGTAGCTTCATCAAATACAATAACCCCACCGACCCTCATCTTTCCATATATAATTTGATGATCTAAAGCAGACCCTTTTGCATTTATTTGATAACCTAAATTAGCTCCTGATTTTGGAGGTTTTGGCGTTAAAGCTCTTAAGGCTAATCCTAATGCCAGATTAGTTGCAAAAGTTGCAAGAAATGCAGTCCCAATTGTTACTGTGGATACACCAGCTGAAAATGCCGCTATTCCAATACTAACAGCCATTAATTATTTTCCTTTATTAATGCTTTAGAATAAACTGTTTCTACTGGAGTATAATCTAATCTTTCTAATATTACACCAAAAGATTTATGTTCTTTTACATTTATAGTCATAACTGAAATACCATCTTCTTTTATACATCGTTCAGCATACTTTATTAATTTAATTCCAGCAAAACCTTTTCTGTGATCTGGATGCATATATAAAATATCATTTGTAGCAAATAAATGATCCTTATAATGCAAATGTACACTAATAATAACAATAAAATATCCAATTAACGCATTATTAAAGCGTGCAGTGAATATTTTTAATTTGTTATTGTCTTCTAAATCATAATAAGTATTCCAATCTGGATTTAACTTTATAACATCTTTATTTAATGCTATTTCATCCCAGTGCAAATTAATTAAATTAATTATTTCTGGTTTTACGTTATTAATAAACTCTTGTTTAAACTCAAGAGCCACTACTCCTCCCCCATGAAATATCCTTGTCTTGCAAATCTTCTACGAAATCCAACCCTAAATCTGTTGGGTAAAGTGATTTCTGATATTCTGATGTAAAGCGAGCTATTCTTGCTCGTTGTAAATCTATTAATCTATTCTCAACCACTAACTCTATTGTTGATGTTGATGGCGTTTCTAATATGTTCATCTGATCCATATAGCCTGAAAATATATTAGATATAGATGTTTGGTCTGTTTCAAGTAAAACTTTTGATCCATTTTGTAACAAAATAAAATCACTACTTTGTTGAAGTAATCTATTTACTGTAAACATACCGAAATAGAGATTACACACTCTGCCTTGATACGGCTGAGATAGTGCTAGTGAAATAACAGATGAAGGTATTCCACTTAATGTAACTGTAGCACCTTTTACTGCAATTTCAGATGCTTCTTCAACTGTACTAATGTTAAGTAAAGTTCCAGTCCCCACCCATTCTTGACTGTTATGAGTAAGAGTCCCAAGACCTGTCCAAAGTCTTAATGTATTATCACCATCAAATAATAATTCTATTGCAAAGAATGGATAAATAACATCGTCATCAAGCGCGTCAATTATATCTGTAGCTAGATCACGACTCATTTATAAACCACATAAATCTGCCTAGAGGGGTTTTTGGTTCATATCTGGCTAGTGGGGTTTTTGGTTGATTTTCTCTGGACATGGTCTTTTCCTTATTTAGTTTACAACCTCTGCATCTTCAGCATTATCATCTTCAGTAGTAGCATCCAATGAGGCTGTAAGCATATTTACAAATGCATCTTTTCCTACTTTCAATTGGTCTAAGTTGAACTGAGCAGAGGCCATTTTTCTATCCAAATCTGTGCAGTGGTTTACCATTAGCTTTTGGTCATTGGTTAAATCATCAGCATTATATTCTTTGTCGTTAATCGTAATGACTTGTGTTTTTTTCTCGGTCATTGTGATCTCCTTTGTTGGTTAAGTTAATTTATTACCAAGGTACTCCTGTACCTGTAGTTGGGGTTTTTAGTTCTGCAATTTGCGCGGCAATGCCAGCCTCTATTGCAGTCTTGTCTAACTGAGCTTGCGCCCACGCTATACAATTCGCCTCTGTTACTGAGTCATACGCAATAAAATCACTAGCAGTTGAGTCAGGGCTGTGTCCTGTAGAGCCGTATGCTCCAGCATTATGGGAACCCTCAACTCCATTGCACCGCCAGTGTATAGCATTTATACCACCTGTTGATATTGCTCTATCTACCTGTGAGATTGACCATGTGTATGTTACTGCCATTTGTTTATTTCCTTCTTTATTTAAAGTTATGCTTCAAGAGCGGTTATACGAGCTTCAAGTTCTTGTATTGTTTTGACGAGTAGTGGCACGAGTTTTGAGTGATCCATGTGTTGGTAGTCAGGCCGTACTGCTTCCTTAACATCACCAACATTTTTTCCATCAGGTAACTCATCATCTTCAACATAAAGCACTTCTTCTTTCATAGCATCTTTAGTACCTACGACTGCATTAGGAACTACTGACGAAACTTCGTGCGCTAAGAAACCATCTACGAGTGTATTTGTATCGTCAGCTATAAAATTAAATCTTGCTGGTTTTAGTTGCTTGAGTCTCGTTGTTGCATCCCAAGTATAATCTACGTTTTCTTTTAGGCGATAGTCTGAAGATGTAGCATATTGTGTTGCTGAACTAGTTATATTTATAGATCCAACAACAGAGCTTTGTTGATGCACAAACCCCATACATTGACCACCAGATTGATTAACAGTTGAAATAAACACGCCTTGCGCCCCAGAAAACACAAAACTTGCCATTGCCCCACCACCATTTAAAGGTGATGTAGTACCCATTGTAAATCTTTTACCTGAGCCATTTGCGCTAATACGCATAACTTCTCCGCCATTTTGATAAAATGATACGGGGTGATTTGTGCTTGAACCTATACGGACATCACTATCTTGTACTGTCTGTATAAATGCTTTTGTGCTTTCACTGTTAGATTTAACTTGAAAGTTTGTATGTGATGCGCCTTTTACTGTAAGGGTACTGTCAGGGTCATTCTCTCCAATTCCCACGTTCCCAGCACTCGTTATGCGCATACGTTCTGATGCATTTACAACAAATTGCATTGAATCATTGGTATGTTGATATATAATTTTTCCAATATCATTATCATCTACATCACCAAATCCTATCTGTTGGAATGTATTATTAGGTGATAAAAATGACATTCCCATATTAGTATTATTTTCTACAACAAGGTCATCAAAATCAACATTAGCAGTAACACTCCCAGCACTATTTGTATGGACGTGAAGTGTGTTGTCAGGACTCGAAGTTCCAATTCCCACGTTGCCATTAGCAAGAAGTCTCATAGCCTCTGCATCTGCACCTGTTGTTAATATTACATTTCCGTTACCACTATTTGTAAGTATTCTACTTCCAATCCTTAGACCATTATCTTCCCATTGCATAAACTGTGATGTTCCATAGTGATTCATCAAATTTATACCTGCATTGGTAGAAGCACCTCCACTTGTATCAGTTTGTACTACTTTTAGCTGACCATGAGCATCATTTTGTGCAGTACTTGTTGATAAGTGCAATTGAGACCCAGGACTTGTAGTCCCAATACCCACTTTTCCATCTTCGTGCCACGACATAGCTCGTGTTCCACCAGAAATACCTACGTCTAGGTAGTCATTAGATCCAGAGCCACTTCGTGCGTCCCAAGTCCAACTTTCGTTTCCAGCATGATTTATAGATATGTAAGAACCACCACCAGAATCAACATTGAAAGTTTGTAGACCTGTAACTTTTACAGTTCCTTCCACATGGAGTTTGTGTGTTGGACTTGTAGTCCCAATACCCACGTTGCCTGATCCATCAATCGCCATATCAACACGACTATCTGTAAAGTTATAGAACCCAAAATAACCAGTTGCATTGACAAATAGACCGTAATCATCTGCCCCTAATGTATCAGTAAATTTTAGTATTGGATCTGTACCTGAGAGATGCAGCATTGCACTAGGACTTGTAGTTCCAATACCCACGTTGCCTGAGCTGTCAATACGCATACGTTCTGTTGCATTAACTTGAAACCGCATACTATTATCTGTGTGAGCGTACAGCAAAACACCTACGTTAGCATCAGCCGCATCACCAAAGAAGATGTGGTTGTAACCATTACTTGCTGACAAGAATTGAATATCAGCAGAACCAGAGCTGTCACCATTTTCAATAACAAGTTGATTACCCGCAGCGTTTTGAGGAGAGTTGCCAGTGTCAGTTTTTTTCAGATGCAGTCTACCCTGTGGGGAGCTTTCCCCAATTCCCACGTTGCCGTTTTGTTCAAATCTAACTTTTTCAGCTCCGCTATCATTACTGATAACTAAATCATTAGTCCTTATTCCAATGTACATACGATAGTTACCAGTGGTCTGTGCAAATCGAAGTTGAGGTTGTGTTGCATGGGATATGCTTAATCCTGCACCTATATTAGAAGCTGTAGTTGTGTCTAAAATATCAATATCATAAGCAGGATTGTTATTTCCAATTCCCACGTTGCCTGAGCTGTCAATACGCATACGTTCTGAGCCGTCAACCTCAACTCCAAAATATGAATTAGATGCATTGTTTCCAGCATCAGCTCCCAAAACTAAAACGCCATCATTGTCACTGTAAAAACTTGCGTATGTTCCAGCAGTTGAGCCGCCCAACCTAATTTGCCCATTTGAAGACGACCCTCTAATTTCAGTGTTTGCACTAGGACTTGCAGTTCCAATTCCCACGTTGCCACCACGAGGATTTATAAGAAAGGGGTGGGTATTTGTGTTGGTAAAATTTGCCGCCTGTAAATATCCAGATTGTGGACTATTTAAAAAACCAAACATCGTACCTATCAAACCGTCTGTGCGTGAAACCATCAACCCTGTGCCATAGCCCGATGTAGGTATAGTAGTACCAGAGTCATTAATATGTAAGCGACCTTGAGGACTAGTATTACCAATTCCCACGTTGCCGGCACTTGTAATACGAATACGTTCTGAGCCGTTGACTTTAAAAGCTGTAAACGAGCCGCTCTCAAGGTGTAGCTCAGAAGGAGAATAACTGCCACCACCTAAGTAGAAGTTACTTGAATTGCTCTGGACACTGACTACACCATTGCCGTTAAACAATAAAGACCCCGAGCTGTCGATACGCATACGTTCTGTGCCGCCAGTAATAAGATTTAAAGCATTTGTAGTAGGTCTACTAATTCCTGTATCTGTATCATTAGTAAACGAGAAGGAAGGTGCTGATGTTGATTGCGAGGGCGCACGTACTTGAGCGTTAAATGAAGCTATACCTCCCTCTGACATATCTAGCGTGAGGGCAGTTATTATTGAACTATCATCAGTACCTTTAAAGATTATGTCTTTATCAGGCGTTCCTGCTTGTATAACAAACTCGTCTGAACCATTAGAAGAAAGAACTCCAAAAGTATTTCCAGCGTCTTTAAATCTTATGTCAGCACCATCAGCGTCAAGAGTAATGTCGCCAGATGAATCTAGTGTAAAATTACCTGTAGCTGTTAGGGTAGCCGCATCTAAAGTCATAGTATCGACTGTAAGAGCCGTTAATGTTCCAACTGATGTTATATTAGTCTGAGCCGCACCTGTCACTGTAGCAGCTGTTCCTGATGTATTACCTGTTACATTACCAACTAAATTTGATGCCAGTGATTTATTCATTGTAAATCGGTCATTCGTTGCATCATAAGATAGAATAGCATCAGCACCATCTACTTTAATTCCAGCACCATTAGCCGCCGCCG